CTTCCGCACGAAAAAATTTCCCAATGTGGAGAATCCGGTTAATTAAGGGTCCTATGCCAGCCAGAAAGCCATCTTCCCTCATCCAACGCCACGAGACCGCAGCCGAAAAGGCCCAGCGGTCCGAGCGAGAGTCGCAGTTGCGGCCCGAGCGCAGCTTGCCGATGGCTGCGCCGGCGCGCCTGGATGGCCATGAGATCGCTCAGGCTGCCTGGCGGCGCATGATGCGCACCTACGCAGGCCTCGAGGGCGAGGTGGTGACCCGGCTGGACCAGGAGCTGCTGCTCAATTACTGCATGCTGGTCGAGCAGCTCGCCGAGATAGACACCATGCGGAAAACCGCCTACGCTGCCTGGCTGCTCCTGGCGAAGGCGCACGAGAAGCTGGTCGAGGCAGGCCAATTCGACGATGCGGTGCTGATGGCAGTCCAGGTGGTGGGCGCGTTCGATGCGGTGTTGAGGCTGGACGGCCGGGCGGACCGCAAGCGAGATCTCTTGCATAAGTACAGCCAGTCCTTATATCTCACCCCGCGCGCCCGGGCGGGGACGGCGCCGGCCAAGAAGGAGCAAGAGCCGCCTCCGGATGAGCTGGAGCAGCTCCTCGACGATGTCACCGATTTCGTGAACGGGGAAGGGCATGCATGAAGAGAGCCCTCTCCTCCCTGCTGGTCCTGATCATGGTGGTGGCCATGTTTAGCGAAGCGCGGTCCCAGCGGGCTATTAAGTTCTATGAGAGCCTGAAGCATACCAAAGGCCGGTTCTATGGGCAGCCGTTCCTGCTCCTGCCCTGGGAGCGCCAGATCGTTCGGGATGTATATGGCACGCTCAAGGAAGACGGCACCCGCCAATACCGTTACGTCTACATCGAGATTCCCAAGAAAAACGGGAAAAGCGAGCTAGTCGCAGGCGCTACCCTGTATCACACATTCGCCGATGGGGAGAAGGCCGGGGAGATCTACGGCTGCGCAGCGGACAAAAAGCAGGCCGGGATCATTTACAAGGTGGCCAAGGACATGATCGGGCTGACGCCGGCGCTGGCCAAGCGGGCAAAAGTAACCGATTCGGCCAAGACCATCGTGGATAAAGTCTCCGGATCGATCTATCAGGCGCTCTCCGCCGAAGCCTACACCAAGCACGGCTTGAACCTCAGCGCATGCGCCTTCGACGAGCTGCACGCCCAGCCTAACCGAGATCTATGGGACGTAATGACCTTCGAAGCCGGGGCGGCGCGCACCCAGCCAATCTGGTGGATCATCACCACCGCCGGCGACGATCCGGACCGGGTCTCTATCGGCTGGGAGCAGCACGATTATGCGATGCGCATCCTATCCGGCGAGATCATCGATCCCACCTGGTACGTGGTTGTTTTCAACTATGAGGGCAACGATATCTACAACGAGGTGAATTGGTTTAAAGCAAACCCCTCACTTGGGACGGCCAAGTCGCTCGACTCCATGCGCGAGGCGGCGGCCACGGCGAAAAACAAGCCGGCCAACGAGCGCTTATTCCGCTGGCTGGACCTGAACCAGTGGATCACCACCAAGCTGACCACCTGGCAGCCGGTGGATTTATTCGACGCAACGAACGGGACCTGGGACCGCTCGGAAATGCTGGGCCGGGAATGCTACCTGGGACTGGACTTATCGAGCACCACCGACCTGTCGGCCTTGTGCGCGGTCTTCCCTCCGCAGGCCCAGCAGCTCGACTGGCGGGTATTCTGGCAGGCGTGGATCCCGGAGGCGGGCATGAAGGAGCGCATCGAGCGCGACCACGTGCCCTACGACCAGTGGGCGGCCGGCAAGTGGATCACGCCTACCGAAGGGGACGTGATCGATTACACCAAGATCGAGGCGGCCATCCTGGAGATGATGAAGTTCTACAAAGTGATCGAGCTGGACTCCGACCGGGCCATGGCCACCATGCTGCTGCAGCGGCTGGAGCAGGCCGGCCTGGCCTGTGTGGATATCCCGCAGACGTTTATGTCGCTCACCGACCCGTTGAACCTGACCGAGGTTTTACTCAAGGGGCGGCCTCCGGAGGGCGATGCGCCGGCGCTGATCCAGGGGAAATTGCTCCTGGGCCGCATGACGCACGAGCCCAATCCCGTGGCGCGCTGGTGCTTTGGCAACACAGCGATCGCTCGAAACGGCCAGGGCTACATAAAATTCGTGAAGGAGCACAAGGGCAAGAGCGTGATCCGCACAAAGCGCATCGACCTGGTGGCAGCCTGGATCAACGCCATGGCCAGGGCCAGGTATTACCAGGGCAGCCTGGATCTGAGCGCCCGAATCCTGGGCGGAGATTGGGGTATGTGAAATGAATGAGACTNAAATCACACAAGATCAATGGAAAGAAGCCCAAAGACATTTTGAGAAACATATGCAAATTTACAAAGATTTGCTTGATGAACCTGGGGTCAATACTGGCCTCGCATTGGCTTTTGTTTTTGAGCCAATTGCCAAAAGGTTTGCGGGCGGCGAGCGAACCCGAGAACTTTACGAAGAGATGATGGGCGTAGATTGATGAAATTGGATATTGGTTGCGGGAATCATAAGGACCCTGGTTGGGTTGGGATGGATATCCAGCGCCTGCCGGGAGTTGACGTTATCCATGATTTGAACGTACACCCATGGCCGATAGAGGCCAATAGTGTGGACCAGGCCAAAGCCTGGCACATCGTGGAGCATATCCCGCCCGTGTGCGTGACGGAGACAGGCACGCGCCGGCCGTTCCTGGAATTCATGGACGAATGCTGGCGGGTATTGAAGCCGGGCGCCAGGCTCGACATCGAGACGCCTTATGGATCTTCGGATGGTTTCATTCATGATCCCACCCATTGCAACCAGGTCAACGAGATCACCTTCGAACACTTCGACCCGGATTGCCGGCGCTATCTCACCTACCAGCCCAGGCCATGGAAGATCGTGGACCTGCGCTGGACGCGGGACGGAAACGTCAACGTCGTTTTGGAAAAGCGGAATCCATGATGAAGATGTCGACTTTGCGAGATTATTTCGTTGGGCGAGCGGCGGCTGTGCTGGGCGGCGGGCCCAGCCTGCCAACAGATTTGGCGAAGCTCCCCCCCCATTGCCTGTTGATCGCCGTGAATTACCATGCTTTTTATCACTGCCAGCCCGATTATATGGTCTATAACGACCGGCCGGAAGACGGTCCCGAATTGGCGGCGGCCATTCGTGAAGCGAAGGCTATCCGGGTGAGTCCGGACCCTACCTCCGATGTGCTCTTCGATGTCGATGTATGGACCGGGTTCTACAGCTCCAACACGGCGGCCTGGTTCGCGCTTTGGATGGGATGCGACCCGGTGATTTTGTGTGGGATGGACCTATACCAGGGTGGGACCCTCTATTGCCACCCGTTCGACGGCCCCGATGTACCATGCTTCCACTACCCGATGGAGATGCACCTGCGCCCGTGGGTGGAAGACGCACGAAACCTCTGCCCGCATCCGGAGCGGCTCGTGGCCATGTCCGGCCCGCTGGTGAGCGTATTTGGGAAATATGAAACGTCTACTTTACTTGTATCTTGAAGACCTGCTGCTCCTGGCGGGCGGCGGCTGCGTGCTCTACGGCCTGTCGATGTGGAGCGCTATTATTACCTGGATCGTCGCGGGCTTGATGCTGATTGGCCTGGCGGTCATGATCGGACTGGAGAAGGTAAAACATGCTCCTCACTGAACTGTTGAGCGGCAACCCGAAGCCGAAAGAAGATGTGAACGCCAACCCGCGCCCGGATTACGCGCCATCGTACGGCTATACGAGCGAGGCGGGCGAGCGGGTATCGGTGGCCGGGTCGCAGGCGATCGCCACGGCCTACCGGGCCAAAAACATCATCTCGGACGACGTGGCCAAGATGCCCCTGCAGGTCATGCGCAGAGACGGGCGCAGCATCCAGCAGGTGGCGCCGGATGCGGTCACCCGCAATATGGCCTACTTGTTACAGATCAGCCCGAATTTGTGGGGCTGGACGCCATTCCAATTCAAGAAGGCGGCTATCGAATGGCTGCTGTTCTATGGCAACGCCTACTTGTGGAACCCCATCGTCGGGCCGCGCCAGCTCCTGGTCCTGCCGGCGGATCGCACCCTGCCGGTGTTCGACCTGGAAGGCAACCTGTGGTACCGGCACACGTTTTCCAATGGGACGCCGGTCTATATCCCGGCCGTCGAGCTCCTGCACCTGCTGATCAACCCGGATGCGACCGGCTTTGTCGGGCGCGGGGTGATCACCTTCGCCCGCCAGACATTCGGGCGGCAACTGGCGGCGCACAAAACGCAATCCAAGCTGTATTCCCAGGGACTCATGCCGGCGGCTTACGTCCAGATGGCAGGCACGCTCAACGGCGAGGCGCGGGCCAAGGTGCGCGGCGAGTACGAGGCGCAGATAAGCGGGTCGGAGAACGCTTACCGCCTGGCGGTGTTCGACAACCTGATCACCAAATTCGAGCCGATCAACATCCAGCTCAAGGATGCCCAGTTCCTGGAGTCGATCGACGCCAACGACCGCGACATCTGTAACTTCTTTGGGCTGCCGGAGCATATGCTCAACCGGGGCAAAGAAGCCTACAACTCCAACGAGCAGAAGTACATCGAATATTTGCAGGGCACCCTGGACGCCTACCTGGTGCCGTGGGAGGAGGCGGCGCGCATCCGCTGGCTCTCGGCCGGCGAGCAGGCCAATACCTATTTCAAATTCATCCGGGAATCGCTCCTGCGCATGGACTCGAAGGCCCGAGGCGATGCGATGGCCGTTCGCATCCAAAATGGGATGATGACGCCCAACGAAGCCCGTGAGAAGGATGATATGAGCGCCAGCTCCGAACCCAATGCTGACCGCCTGTTTATGGCCAGCAATATCACACCGATTGGAGGCCAGGATGAGCCAGAGCAAGGAGGCTTAGGATGAAATATTCTTACATTTTGCACGCTTTTGTGGAGACTCCCTGGGCGATTTTGCCCCATAAATTGGCCATCCTGGAGGAGATCGTCGCCCGGCACGTGGCCGGGGAGAAGCTGGATGCGGAAGAAGTGCAAGCCCGGATCCACGGGGCGCGCCGCCCGAAAGACCGCCAGGTGAAGGCGGAAGCCGCAAGCGGCGCCCGTAGCGTAGCGATTTTGCCGCTGTTCGGGACCATTTTCCCCAGGGCCAACATGATGACGGATGTCTCCGGGGCGACCAGCGCCGAGCGTTTCGGCGCCCAGTTTGCGGAATTGGTCGGCGATGCGGAGATCGGCGCCATCGTGCTGGACGTGGACAGCCCGGGCGGCCAGGTCAACGGCATCGAGGAGCTCTCCAGGCAAATCTACGCGGCGCGCGGCCAAAAGCCGATCGTCGCCGTGGCCAACCATACGATGGCTTCAGCGGCCTATTGGATCGGGACGGCCGCCGATGAAGTAGTCATAACGCCATCGGGCAAGGTGGGTTCCATCGGCGTGTTCGCCGTCCACAAGGACATGAGCAAAGCCCTGGAGGAGGACGGGATCAAAGTGTCCCTGATCAGCCAGGGGAAATACAAGGTCGAGGGGAACCCGTACGAGCCGCTGGCAGAGGAAGCCAGGGCAGCCATCCAGGTCAGGGTGAGCGAGGCTTACGATGCGTTTATCCAATCGGTGGCCCGGAACCGGGGAGTCGCACCGGACGACGTGCGCAACGGCTTTGGCGAGGGGCGCGTGGTCGGCGCCCGCCAGGCCGTAGAGCTGGGCATGGCCGACCGGGTGGGCACCCTGGAAGAGACTGTCAATCGTTTATTCGACCCGCAGGCAGCCGCCGGAACTACTGTTCCGCGACGATCGGCTGCCGCTTCGAACCCTGTGAATCTCCCGGAAGCCGCGCCTTCCAGCGAGCCGCGGCTGACGGAAGAGGAAGAACGCGAGGCGCAGACCCTACGCGAACGAGTCAATACCATCTTAGGAAAGGAGAAATCCAATGCTTGATCTCAAACCCTATTTCGACGCCGTGAATGCGGCGGAGGCGGAGGTGCAGCGCATTGCCAGCGAGCTGGACGCGCTCTTCCGCCAGGGAACGGACGAGAGCACCGCTAAAGCGCTTGAATTGCGCCCCGCGCTGGACGAGGCCCAAGGCAAGCATGCCAAGGCAATCGAGCTCTACGAATCCATGCAGCGGGCCAACCGGCCCAATGATGTGGCAAAGAACTTCGTGCCCGTTTCCACTACCCGCTCCGAGCTGGCCGAAGGCAGCCAGCCGACGGTCATCAAACGCGCCGACTACGAGCGCATGCCGCTCGGGGACCGGGCGAATTTCATCCGCTCCGGCGGCCGTCTCGAGGATTAGGCGGATCGCCTGATCCTCCCCGAGCTGAGGCGTTTCGGCACGCCGAAACGAAATCTCAGCCAACGATCTGAAAATCTGGAAACCATTGGACTAAGGAGGTCCGCACATGGCTAACACACTCACCAACCTGATCCCGACCATCTTCGCCGCCAAGGACATCGTCCTACGCGAGCTGGCCGGGTTTATCCCCGCGGTCACACTGGACGCCTCCGGCGAGGCTGCGGCCAAAGACCAGACCATCCGCTGGCCCGTCGTGCCGGCGATTGCCGGCGGCAACATCACCCCGGCTGCCACCGGCCCGGACCCCTCGGCCACCACGCAGGGATCCGACACTATGACAATCTCGAAAAGCCGCTCGGCCAGCTTCTACTGGGAGGGCGAGGAGCAGCGCGGCCTGGCCAGCCTGTACAACACGATCCTGCGGGACCAGTTCGCCCAGGCGATGAGGACGCTGGTCAACGAGGTCGAGACTGACCTGGCGGCGCTGTATGTGGCCGCCAGCCGGGCGTATGGCACCGCCGGCACGACGCCGTTCGATAGCACCAACAAGCTGGCTTTCCTTGCTCAGCTTCTCAAGATCCTGGAGGATAACGGCGCGCCGACCGGCGACCTGCAGGTGGTGATCAACACCACGGCAGGAGCTGCGCTGCGCACGCTGACCGAGCTGTGGCAGGCCAATACCGCCGGCAGCGACTCGCTCTTGCGGCGTGGGGTGCTCCTGGACCTGATGGGGTTCGCCGTCCGCGAGAGCGCCCAGGTCAAGGCCCACACCGCGGGCACCGGGTCGGGCTACCTGGTGGACCTGACCGCCGGGTATGCAATCGGCACGAAGACCGTCCACGTGGACACCGGCACCGGCACGATGGTGGCCGGCGACATCCTGACCAACACCAAGACCGGCCGCGACACCAACAAATATGTTGTGGCCACCGGCCAGACCGGCGGCGGCGACCAGGATATCGTGTTGGCCAATCCCGGCATCCGGGTGGTGTGGGTTAACAATGACCCGGTGGCCGTGGGCGCCGCCTATGCGGCCAACCTGGCCTTCAGCCGCTCGGCGATCCAGCTCGTCATGCGCGTGCCGGCCATGCCGGAGGGCGGCGACGCGGCGGATGATGTGACCACCATCACCGACCCGGACACCGGGATCTCGTTCCAGGTGGCCATGTACCGGCAGTACCGCCGAATTGCCTATGAAGTTGGCCTGGCCTGGGGCGTCAAGGCGGTCAAGCCCGAGTCCATCGCCATCTTGCTGGGATAATCGCCTAAGCGATTAGGAGGTCCCTTTGGCCAACATCCTGACCGTGATCGAGGCGGCCAATGTGCTGCGCTGTGAGACAGACGATCCGCTGATGCAGGACACGCTGCCCCAGGTGGATGCGTATCTCGAAACCGCCAGCGGGCGGGATTGGACCGGCGACAGCACGATCCACCCGCTGGCGAAATCGGCGGCCCGCATGCTGCTGGTGAGGTGGCACGAGGATCCCGGCGGCATGGCGGCCGGCGAAGCACTGGGGTTTGGCTTGCAGGCGGCCCTGGCGCAGCTCCGGGCAGAGGCGCTGCGCTACCGCACCTTCATGGGTGTGAGCGGCCCCGGATACGTACCCCTGCCGGGGGTCAAGATCGGCGATACGGTCGGGTCGGTGACCGGCCGGGTGGGCGCTAGCGGCAGCCAGGCGGCCGCCTTCGAAACAGTCATCACCGTCGACGATTACCTCCACCAGGTCTCCGGCGCCGATCTGTCGGAGAAATGGTACACGGCGTACATCGTCCCTCCGGAGGCCGTGTGAACCTGGGCGGAAAAACCACCAACCCGGGCGAGCTGCGCACGGTAGTCGCTCTGCAGAGCCGGACCGTCTCTTCCGGGACGGGCGGCTTCCAGACGCCCACCTGGTCGACGATCGCCACGGTGTGGGCGAAGTGGACCAACGCCCACGGGCCGGAAGTCTGGGCGGCGCAGTCCATCCAGGCGGAAGCCCCGGCTACGGCGCTGATCCGCTACTACGCCGGCCTGGATCCGACCTGGGCGGTGCTCAAGGGTTCCGACCGCTACGAGATCGTCTCGGTGGACGATATCTTCGAGCGCCACGAATATATGGAGCTGAAGGTGCGCAAGATGAGGACCGGGTAATGACCGTACGGGCGCGGATAGATTTCAAAGGTCTTGAAGAATGGCTCCTTCGGCTCTCGGAAGCGGGCGCGGACGTGAATGCTTCGGCGGCGCGGGCTATCAATGCCGGGCAGGATGTGGCCCTGGCGGGCATGGTAAGGCGCGTGCCCAAGGACACGCATAACCTGGAATTGCACCTGGTCAAGACGGCGGTCCAGCAGGATGGCAATTTCGTCTATGGCGAGGTCGGCTTAATCGGTGCAGACGCCGAAACAGCTCGTTATGGCAACGCCCAGGAGTACGGCAAGGCCAACATGGCGGCGCAGCCCTACGTCCGCCCGACGATGGACGCGGATAAGCGCAAGATCCGGAAGGCAATGCGCGATTCGCTGAAGGCGGATGGGACCTTATGAGCATCTGGGAGACGGTCGAGACGGCTTTGACCGGGCTGAGCCTGGCCAAGGCGGCCAGCTTCTACCAGGCGGCCTCCGGCGCCGACCTGCCGGATGAGTTTTTGGTCTACTTCCTGATCTCCAGCCTGCCGGAGCTGCATGCGGATGACGATGAAGCCATGCGCTCGTGGAGGATGCAGATCAGCTACTACAACCGCGCCGGCCTGGCCACGCTGCCCGGCATCGATGCAGCCATGACGGCGGCCGGCTTCACCCGCGGCCCGCAGCACGAGCTGCCCTACAACACCCAGACCCGGCATTTCGGCCTGGCGCTGGAATACGTCTATCTGGACGGATAACCGTCTGCAAGGAGTAACATCATGCCAAACGCAGGAGAATATAAATCGAAAATCGGGCTGGACAGCCTGTATGTGGCCGAGGTCACCGCGGACAGCGCCAGCGCCTACACGGCCGGCACCCCGGCCTACCTGGCCCCGGCGGCCGAGGCCACGCAGGAGCCGACCACTTCCTTCGAGATCCAGTATGCCGACGATCAACCCTTCGACGTGAACGCATCGGAGGGCGACACCAAGATCGGTCTGACGGTGACCAACATCGACCTGGCCACCCTGGCGCTGATCACCGGCCGGGAATTCGACGCCGTCTCCGGGCGGATGTTCGACAATGGCGGCATCCCGCCCTATTTCGCCCTCTCGTTCCGCTCGATGAAGTCGAACGGGAGCTATCGCTATTACCAGTATCTCAAAGGCATGTTTTCGATGCCGAAAGAGGACACGGCCACCAAGGGCGAGAAGCCGGAGCCGAAGACCCTGGAGCTGACCTACACGGCGATCAAGACGGTTTATGAGTGGGACCTGGGCGCGATCACCGACAGCGTGAAGCGCATCGTCGGCGACGACGACACCATCAACTTCGACGAAACCGGCTGGTTCAGCCAGGTGCAGGTGCCGTCCGTGTCCGCTCCGGCCGCCCTGTCGCTATCGTCGAGCGTGCCTACGGATGGGGCCACGGGCATCTCGGTCTCGGCCAACCAGACCCTGACCTTCAACAACGCCCTGCCGGCCAGCGCCATCTACAACGTGGCGCTGATCCTGCCCTCGGACGGGTCAGTGGTCGCCGGCGCCATCACGCTGGACGCCACGGCAAAGATCATCACGATCAACCCGACCTCGAACCTGAGCGCCTCGACGGCCTACCTGATCGTCTACAACATGACCGACATCTACGGCCAGCACCTGTCGGGCGCGGTCAACTTCACCACGGCCTAAGCGGAGCGGCACTATGGCCCTGGGAACACCGATCCAGCTCACTTTGTACGACGAAAACGACGAGCCGCGCGAGACCTACTCGCGCGGCTTCGTGCCGTGGGGCATCCTGAAGGCGGCCATGCGGCTGCAGGGCCTGGACCAGGACAACCTGACCGAGGAAGACGTGGACCGCATCAACGCCCTGGTGACAGCCTTCTATGGCGATCGCTTCACGGTCCAGGACCTGGATGCTGGCGCCTCCTTCACGGAGGTCTTCAGCGTCCTGACGGCCATCATGAGCCGGCTGGAGGGCGACCTGCCGGGATTGGGCGGGGCAAACCCTACCCTGCCGGGGAAGCAGGGCGCCAAGAAACTGGCGCCGAAGGTTCAACCCCGGAAAACGGCTACCTGACCCTGCTCGACCTGGAGATCGCCCTGGTCAAAGCCTTCGGCTGGAGCCTGGCGGAGATCGACGCCACGAACGTCGAGAGCCTGCTGCCGTTCCTGCGGCGATTCAACGCGACCGGGGGCGAGCGCGCCGGCGCCCGGGCGCGGACGGTGTACTGCGACTCTCCAGCAGGATCATGGTTATAGACCCCATCGCAGTTGGGCGGTGGTAGTGTTCGCACGCGAACCAAAGTAGGAAGCGATGCCCGATACGAACAACGAGCTCTCTGGAAAAATCGGGGCGGATGTCACCGACTTTAAAGCGGCTATCGCCACGGCAACCCGTGAGCTGAGGCTCCTGGAGTCGGGCTTCCGCGCCTCGGCGGCCGGGCTGGGGGATTGGGCCAAAGACGCCTCCGGGCTGGAGCTGCGCATCAAGAGCCTGAGCGACCAGATCGAGGCGCAGCAGAGGAAGGTGGCCGGGCTGCGAGGGGAATATGAGAAGGTGGTGGCCGAGAAGGGAAAGGATAGCCGGGCGGCCCAGGAGTTGGAAATAAAGCTCAACAAGGGGAACGAGACGCTGGGCAAGATGCAGGTCGAGCTCAAGCAGTCGCAGACCGCCTTGGATGGGATGGGGAAAGAATCCAGCCAGGCGGCAAAAGAGACTACGATTCTGGCGAAGGTCGAAGATAAGGCGGCCGGCTCGACGAAGACCCTGGGCGAGCGGATGAAGGACCTGAGCGGCAAGCTCAAGGACGCCGGAGTGAACATCCGCAGCGTTACAGCCGGGGTGGCCAAGGCGGCGGCCGGCATCGCCGTGGGCCTGGTCGCGGCGGTGGGGGCGGCGGCGGCCGGGATCGGGGCGCTGATCCTGAAGCTGGCGGCGGCCTCCGACGAGATCGTCGAGAATGCCGAGAAGATGGGCATCACGACCACCCAGTACCAGGAATTCAAATTCATCGCCGGGCAGACCGGCACGAGCGTGGAGGCGATCGGCAAGGCGTTCGGGCGCACGACGAAATTGATCGGCGAGGCGACGCAGGGCAACCGGGATGTTATTAAAACCTTCCGGGACCTGGGCGTCTCGCTCAAAGACGCCAACGGCAAGCTGCGCTCCACGCAGGATGTCACTTTCGACCTGATCTCCGCCCTGGGCCGGATGACCGACGAAACCCAGCGGGATATCCTGGCCCAGGAGCTGTTCGGGAAATCGTTCCAGGAGCTGGCGCCGCTGATCAACCTGGGGGCGGACGGCGCGGCGGAGATGGCGGATGCGGCCCACCGGATGGGCGCAATTATGTCGGAGGAGGCGGTCGCCTCGGCGGCCGATTTGAACGATAAGCTGGGCGGGTTGAAGGAAGGGATCGGGGGCCTGGTCGCCCGGCTGGCGGGGGCGTTCATCCCGCTCCTGATCCGGGTGGCCGATGCGATGCAGGCCTGGCTCTCCTCGCCGGCGGTGCAGGAAGGCATCCGGACGCTCACGCGGGCGCTGGGCATCCTGGCCGACGCCATCGGCGCGCTCGTCTCGGGCGATATCGACGACGCCATCACCCGCTTCGGCTCATTCGGGGCGATCCTGGCCCGGCTGTTCGGAGCCTCGGATAAGGACGCCAACACCTTCGGGGCGAATATCATCCGCACGTTCAAGAGCATCGCCTCGGGCATCGGAACGGCATTCAGCGGGATCGGCTCAGCCCTTGCGCCAATCGTCGCCTTCTTCCGGGACCAGCTCATCCCGGCGGTGGGGAAGTTCATCACCGAGCAGCTCATCCCGTTCGTGCAGCAGCACGCCCCGGAGATCAAGGGGGCGCTGATCGCGGTGGGCATCGCCCTGGCGGCCATCGGGATAGTCATCCCGGTGATCGCGGCGGTGATCGCCGCGCTCACCAGCCCGATCACGCTGATCATTGCAGCGGTGGCCTTGCTCGGCGCGGCCTGGGCAGGCAACTGGGGCGATATCCAGGGCAAGACCGCGGCGGTGTGGGCCTGGCTCGAGCCGATCCTGAAGCAGATCGGGGAGTGGCTGCAAACCAACATCCCCAAGGCGGTCGCAGCGGTCAGCGAATGGTTCAACGGCACGCTCCTCCCGGCGCTGAAGCAGGTCGGCGATTTCATCCGGGACAAAGCCATCCCGAACCTGACGGATATGTGGAACTGGCTGGCCACGAACATACCGAAGGCGATCGAAGGGCTGATGGTCTGGTTTGACAGCCTGGTCGTCACCCTCACCACGGTCTACGACTTTTTTGCCAATAACCTGATCCCGAAGCTGACCGACCTGGGGACGCTGATTGGCGAGACGCTGGGCGGGATCATTTCAACGTTCATCGACTTGCTCACCGGGAAGATCAGCCTGCACGAGGCCATCACGAAGATCTGGGGCTTGCTCAGCGATAATCTCAACCCGATCCTGGAGCGCCTGGGCGAGATCTTCGAGACCGTCCTGCCGGGGCCGATCAAGGACTTCATCCGGGATGTCCTGTCCAAGCTCAAAGAGGGGTTCGGCGGCATCCGGGACGTGATCGACGGGATCATCACCAAGGTGCTCGAGTTCATCGACGCGCTGATCGAGGCGGCGAAGAACATCCCCAATATCTTCAAGCCCGGCTCGCCCACCCCGTTCGAGCGCGGGCTGCGGGGCATCGGCGAAGCGGCCCAGGAGTTGGCCGACTTCCAGATGCGCGACCTGGCCAAGGAATTCGAGAAGATGCAAGGCGGCAAGCTGACCCTGGAGGGAACCCGGCAGGGGACAGCCGGCGGCGATGTGCCTCCAATCCAGATCAACGCCACCGTCCGGGACGGGATCGACATGCACAAGCTGGCCATGGTGGTGGCGGACGAGCTCCAGCGCAGGAGAGGCAGGTAACCGGTGGGACAGCAACTGACATTGAGCGGTGCAAGCATCACCACGATCAACTTCCAGGCGGGCGGGTACGTGCTCCTGGACGGCTTCCACCCGGACACGGCCAGGGAAGGGGACGCGGCGATCACCGACCGCTTCGACGCCTGGGCGCTCGTCCCCGGCGGGGGCACGCTGCACGACATGATCGAGCCAATCCACCGGGCGCTGGCCCACGCCGCGCTGCACAAGACGGATGCGGACGGGATCTATCTAAATTATGCGATCGTGGCCGGCGAGTCGACCTGGCGCACGCGGGTGACCGGCGGGGTGGTGCTGTACGACTCGCGCCTGGCCAACCGCTGGATCCGTGGGCGCATCAAGCTGGCGATAGTGCTGACCCACGCGCCGTGGTGGGAGGGGGCCGAGGCGCAGATCCCGCTCACTAACGCCAACGGAACGAATAACACCAGCGGTCTGACGGTCTATAACCATTGGGATGGGGACGCCGGCCACGAGAATTACGTCTCCATCAACGCGGCCGACGTGGACGGCGACCTGCCGGGGGCGACCCGGCTGCAACTGCTCAACAACTACGCCACCAACCGGCTATATGACATCTGGATCGGGCAGAATTGGACGACCCCTTCCACGTTTGGCCCCACCCTGGAAGGCGAAAGTGCTACGGGGGGCAGCCTGGGGAACGATGCCTCCTGCTCGGGCGGCCAATACCGCTACCGGGATCTGCTCAGCGGGGCGGATTCGGCTCTATTCACCTGGACGCTCAGCACCAACTTTCTCAACGACTGCCGGGGGCGCGGGTTCAAAATTCTATGCCGCTTCTATGACGGGAATGTGCAATTCCTCAGCAACCTGCCCAACATCCGCTGGTGGCTCAAGCTGGTGTACACAGCCACCACCATCTGGGAGAGCGCCCAGGTCAGCGCGGACCCGGATCGCACGATCCTGATCCGGGACCTGTTCACGATGCGGCTGCC